TAGCAGCACGGTCAACATCCCACCACAGTTTTGTGATATTGGGGTTGGCATCCCGCCACGCCTGTACCAGGGGCTGAAGTTCTTCTTCGGTAAGCCCCATCTCCAAAGCACCCATAGCTTTCAGGGCACCAACGGAGCCGCCATAGCCGAGAGCCAGTTCTGCGATTTTGCCTTTCTGTCGAAGGTGTCCGTTGACGCCATGCTTTTCCACGGGGACACCGAACATCTGACTGGCAGATGCGCAATAGATGTCCTTGCCCTCTGCAAAGACTTTCTGCCGCCATTCTTCTCCGGCAATCCAGGCAATCACACGGGCTTCAATGGCAGAAAAGTCCGCTACGATGAATTTGCGGTCATCCTGGGGAACGAATGCGGTGCGGATCAGCTGCGACAGCGTATCCGGTACATCTTCGTAGAGCATTTCCACAGCATTGAAGTCACCGTTATGAACGAGACTGCGGGCTTCCGCCAGATCCACCAAATGGTTCTGAGGCAGATTCTGCATCTGAATGATGCGTCCAGCCCATCGACCTGTGCGGTTGGCACCATAGAACTGGAACATACCTCTGGCACGGCCATCGGCGCAGACGGCAGTCTCCATTGCCTGGTACTTCTTTACCGAGGACTTGGCAAGCTGCTGGCGGAGGGTTAGGACGGTCTGCAACTGCGGAGGGGCTGTTTTGAGCATTTCAGCCACAGCCTTTTTACCGAGGGTATCGGTCTCCATGCCGTTGAGGGATAGCCATTCCTTCATCTGCTGCACAGAGTTGGGGTTCTCCAAGGCAGTCAGTTCCTTCATTGCCTGGGTTAGTTCGGCACGGGAACGACCGTCCATCTGAATGGCCTGCCGCACCAGTTCCATGTCCAGGGCAACACCACGGTCATTGATTTCCTGGTCAAGGTGGTATTCATCCCACACGCTGTCTGGCACGGGATATTTGGCAAGGCGGGTTTGTATCGACATTTCCGTTTCCACGTCGCGGATGTTATATTTTTTGAATGCCAGCCACTTGTCTGGGGCGTGGGCAGGAAGATTGCGTATGCGCTGGCCGTTGGATTTTGTAGGCGCACAGGGCTGACAGAAATATTTGATGAGTTCCTTGCCCTCGGTCAGCTTCTGCTTTTCAAGCCCAAGCACAGCGCCAACACCTTCCAGGGAAAGCGGAAGACCCATCGTGGCCGCCCAGATCATGGAGCAGCGCCAGGAATCCGGCTCAAGGTAATCCCCAGTGGGATACCCAAGGTAGCGAGATAGGCAGATGCGTTCAAAGGTGGCATTGAATGCCCATTTGATGACGGCATCATCCGTAAGGGCGGCTACAACATCCGCAGGGATGGTTTCACCGCAGGCAAGGTCAACGATCTGAACGGGTGCGCCGTCAATGCTGTAGGAAAACAGCAAAATTTCAAAAACGGGCGACTCCACATAGCGGTAAACGCCACATTTGGCAAGGTTCTGATCGCTGTAGGTTTCAATATCGATTGAGAGTGTTTTCATAAATTACCGCTCCTTTGCAAAGCCCAAATGGGGTGGCAGATTGCTCCGCCACCCCCTGGGTGAGAGTATTAGCCGAGGAAATCTTCCTCATCGTCCGTTGCGAAGTCGGACTCAGCACTTGCCTTGCCGCCGAGAGGCTCACCGGCACGGATCAGCTGCAGGTTGTTCAGACCGCAGGCGATACCCTTGTTGCCGTTGGAGTTGAAAGCGTACAGGTTAATGCTGGCACGGCCGTAAACACCGGAGTAGACCTCGGAGCGGGTCAGCACAGGGTTGCGGTCAGCATCCACGATGCCGGGTGCCGTGGGAGAGTTGGCGTTGATGAAGTACGCATTGGCATAGGCGGGGTCGTCGGGTCTCTCAATGTCGCCATCACGCAGAGGGGTCTTGATGGCCGCGAGAGGAGGTACGGTACGACCGTTGCCCTTCAGCTTGGCCTGGCCTTCCTGGTAAGCAGCCTCGATAGCCGCCTTGATCTTGGCGACCGTCTTGGTATCGGACTTGGGGATGATGAGGCTGACGCTGTACTTGGGTGTGCCGCCGTTGATGGACTTGGGCTCCCAGACATTGGCGTAGGACCAACGGGTATCGGGGCCGGTGATAACCTTCATGGGATTGGTGACCTTGTTTGCAGTAGTAGACATATTAAAATTCCTCCATAAAATCATTTTTGGCTGTATTCATTGCCGGACGTTTATCGCTCTCCAGTACGAGCGTGGGTTTGCCTTGCGGCTTTTCAATGTAAGGAGCAAGAAGCTCCTCAAAGCGGGATTTGCCGAGCAGTTTCTGCATGGCGGTGACACCGAGGACTTTGCGCTCGTAGGGGTCGAAGCCTGCTGCCTCCACGGTGGCGGCAACGGTGGACTCACTGGTGTACTTCCGGTTGGAACGACCTTCGACCAACTTCCAACCGGTCCATTCCTTACCGCTGATAGCCTGCTGAAGGGCGAATTCCTTCACATCGGATGCCCAGGCGGTGAGGGCGTCAACCTTGCCGAGGATTTCGGCAATCTCGGAGTCATCCAGAAGAGCGGGTGCCTGGAAGTCATATCGGGCAAGTTCCATATTGGCTTCGGCGCGTTCTCTGCATTCTGCCTTTGCCTTGCAGAAACGGCACCACTCACCGCAGCGGAAGTCACCCTGGCCTGCGTAGGCCATTTCAGCTTTTTCGTACAGTTCGGTGTCTGCCCAACGGAGCAGATCAGCCTTTGCCATACCGTCAACGCTGATATTGCCTTTTCGGGGCTGATAGATGGTCATGCGAATTTCTTCAATGTCGTAGATGTCATCGAAGATTTCCAAGGCCCCCAAAGCGTAAAGGCGCATCTGGGGATTGCCCACGGCACTGACTTCGACCCCTTTGCCATGTTTGTAATCGCAAATGTTCATGATGCCGTCTGCGATCACGATGCAGTCTGCCGTGCCGAAGCCTTCCTTGACCCAACGGGAGAAATCCACCCGCTGTTCAATCATGACCACAGGGTCGGTACAGGTCTGCTTGGCGGTTTCAAGAAGCTCCACCACGTAGGCGGCATAGCCCTGGGCGCATTCCTCCATCTCCTCGTTGTACCAGGAGAGGTTTTCAATGGGGTCTTCCACCGGAATGCCGAGGGCTTGCTTCAGGCGGAACTCGCAGAGAGTGTGGGCATCGGTGCCCTCGGCAGCGTAGTCACTGCCTCTATCCTCGTAGGCTTCGCAAAGCCGAGCGGAGGGCGGGCAGTTGAGCCAACGCTCCGAGGACGATGCCGAAAGGACTGCGTGTTTAGCCATTGCCAAGCACCTCCACCTCTGCAAGCAGGGCTTCATAGTTGGCGGGGTCGATGCCGGACAGCTTCGCTGCGCCGTACTTCTGAAGAAGGGAGCGGATTTGAGCAGTAAAGCCCTTGCGGGACTTATCTGCGAGAACGGCTCTGACCTGTTCCAGGGTCAGTGCGGGTTTGGTGGGAGCGGCAGGCTCATCTACACCCCCCGTATGGGGGTCCCCGCTGAACATCTCCGTCAGGGTATTTGCCACATCGTTAATAGTGGCTGCGGCAGTGCGCAGGTCTTTGATTGCCAGTTCCAGTTCGCTGAATTTGCCCATTTACGTTGCCTCCTTCCTTGATTTGCTTGTCTTTCACGGCTCGGTTGATTTTCTTTGCCAGGTTTGCTGCGACGATGATGAAGTCGAGGAGGATATCAACCAGTTCCTCTTCGGGGGTCATCACCTGAGTTTCGGACTCGTACATTCTGTTTCACCTCCCGGAAGGAGCGGTGTCGGTGTTGCTCCTTACACCGCCTAATGGAAACGGGAGGTGAGTTCTGGCGGAAAAACAGAAAAGTTTTTTTAGAAAAATTCTGGGAACTCTTTTTGCAGGATGCCCATAGCCTTTTTGAGGCGGTCGGTGAAGGTCTTACGTGGGATGCCGATCTCTCCGGCAATGGCGGTATCGCTCAAGCCCTGTTCACGGAGTCTGCCAATCTCAATGGCCTGCGGCATGATTTCGCACAGACGGTCGAGGATCTGCCTCATATAGAGGGCATCGGAGACATAGTCGGCGGGAGACGGGACTTGCAAATCCGGCATTTCCTCCTGCAGATGGTCAAGCCAGTTCATCTCATCGCCCTCATCATCGATGCGGCCGGAGTCCAGGGAACTCATGTCACCGGGAGTGTGGTACGGACAGCTGTAGCAGTCCATGTCGCAGGAGAGACGCTTGGACGGAGGACAGACGCAGCGCCCGTGGTTCTGCTGGGTACGGCGGTAGGCGTTGATATCGCGGTAGTAGTCATCGAACTGCTCTTTGGTGCAAGGGATGCGCTGCTTGGTGGCGCGGAGATAGATGTAGTACTGATTGTCATTGGTTTTCATTTATTTGGCTCCTTTCAGATTTCGCAATCCGTCCAGAGCCGCCAAGTCCGCTAAAACAGAAAAAGACGGCAGGGAGAGACCCACCTCTCCCACAGGGGAGAAAGTAGGTCCCGCACTGCCGTCTTGCGTTCTGGCGGATTACCTGGTTAATTTACTTACGCTGCTTTGTGTAGCGGAACGTTCTCGACCTTGAGTGTTCCGTCTGGGTTGGCTGTGATTCGTGTGAGACAGCCCTTCTGGACGATCTCCACGACCTTACGGTCATGGCTGATGTCGCAGACCCGCTTGTCATTTAGGTTCTTTACGGGCTCCATTGACGCTCCTCCTTCCTTCGGTTCTTATAAGCATCACCTCCGTTTTCTTTCGACAATTCTCGGTAGGTACTACCAAAATTGTACTTGATGTGGTAAGATATATTCAAATCCTGCAATTTCATATCAAAACCGAAAGTATATGTCGGAAAGGAATATAAATATGTCAGAACTGAATTTTGAATTGCTCCAGGAGAATATCCGGGCGCTTTTGAAGAAACATGACCTCACGCAGAGCGAACTGGCAGCAATCGCCGAAATGAGCCAAGGCAATTTCAGCAAGGCCCTGAACCCAGAAGAGAAGAAACAGTTCACCCTTGAGCAGCTGTACCGCATTGCCCAACACTTCGGTGTGTCCATTGATGCATTAGTGGGTAACACCGCACCTTCGGAAGTCACAATTGGCCCCCGTGCTGTATTATCCTTTTTCGTCAGACTCCTCTGTGAAGGCAGAGTGCGTGTGGAAAATGTCAGCATCGAAGAATTGATATACGACCGCTTTACAAACGAACACGGTGGTTTGGATTGTCGGCGGGTCGATAAAACAATTGAATATCCTGCCTTATATCTGCCGGACTATTACCGTGTCAGCGATTTTGCATTCTGTGAGCCAGAATACGAAGAACTGGACATGGAGTACTGCTGGTGCGGAAATGAGTCCAGATTCAAGCAGGTCAATGAAATTCTTAAAAACCTCATTCCGATGATTAAGCTGTATAGAGAGAAGCAGATCCCTGAAGAGGCCTTCCAGATGATTCTTAATGGTTATCTGGAACAGCTGCCCGAAAAATAAAAACAGGCCGGCACAAAACATTCCAGGCTACAATTTGCCTGTGGAATGCTCGTGCCGGCCTGAACTCTTTTGGTTCGGCTCGTATTGAGCGGTTGTTATTGGGAAACGTGACCCTCTCTTGGGGTCACTGCTTATGTTGTAGATTCAGCTGCTTGTGCCACCTGGGTCATCAGCTTCCCGATGGATATGACCTCAACCTCTTGGCTCTTGGGCTTTTTTATCCGCAGAGCGTATTCTCCGCTCTCGGTAAGAATGGCTTCGCCAATGGGGATGTGACACTGAGGGGTGTATACCATCTTGGAGGTCTTGGGCTTTTTCTCTGTCATTCACAAGCCCTCCTTAGAACGGGAGTTCTCCATCATCATCGTCCTCAAGATCGTCACGCATGAAAGCGTCAATAGCCTCCTGCAGACCTTTCTTGATTTTGGGATGCTTGGAGAATTCCTTAACTACAGCGTAAAGGTCATCTACAAGTGCAGACAGCGGAGAGTTGTCACGATTGCTGCACATATACTGGGCGCCAACTTGGGGCTTGTACATCCAAATCTCCCTGGCGTAGGCATCCGGGTCGTTGGTGCGGAAGACGCTCTTGCTGAAATCCATAAGATACAGGATCGCACCGTTTTTCAGGCGCAGACTAAAGCAGTCTCCTCTGATGTAGGTATGGACATCAAAGGCATGGGATGTGAACACGACACGCGAAACCTCATCAGGGTAATCACCCTCACTCTCTTCCAGGAAGGTCTCGTAGCTGAAGAGAGGGTGTTCAACATAGCCATTCATATCGCATTCCATGCGGTTTAGGCTGTCAGCGGAAGATCTGACCCATTCCAGCTTATCCTCGGAGGTATCACGCTTCAGCTTCTCAATGAAGGAGATGAGGTACCGCTCTGTTGGGGTAAGACCAGACAGGTCGATGTTCAGAAGGGTGTCCACGCTTGTATTGAGGGCTTCGGCTACCTTCACGATAAAATCGATACCGGGCTTGGCCTTGTCATCCTTGCTGGTTCGAGAGATGTAGCCCGGGCTGACGCCAGCTTCCGCCTCCAACTCTCCAATTTTCTTGCCGAACTCTTTCAGCATGAAAGAAATATTATCAAGCATGAGCTGCTTATTGAACTCTGCACTCACACAATCACGCTCCTTTACTTGTATGCCTATATTATACACGGACTTGACCTATATGTCAATATGATAATATAGACTTGAATTGTAAAACAAATATGAACGGACGGTTTGAACGAGATTAGAACTGAGAGAGCCAGTCCAGGAAGTCTTCGGTAGTTCCCGTGCCATCTGCCAGTTTGATCCGCCATTCTTTCATTCCCTCTGTGAGGGATTCAAATTGCCTTGCTTTGGCCTTATCGTTGGGATGCCGTTTTGTCATCATTTTATAACGCATATATGCTTTTCTGTATGCGCCAGTTACGACATCATTTTTTTCTTTATTCGCGCGGGCGACCTGGGCTCCGACTTCACGGCAGGATTTCTCTTTGTTTTGAGGCGAAGGATATGTGCAGTATACAATATCGCTTCTGCCTTCCGGCACAAAGATATTTCCACAGTTCGGGCATACAGTAAACCGTTGGTCGATCCGAGTAGCGTGCGCCATTTCAAACAGCAGCAAAGACAAGGAAGATTTGATAGTATAGAGAGACTCCAGTCCCTTTTCAACGGTTGCCAGGATGCGGAAATCAATGTGCTGCATATCCATGAGATCCCCATAGAAATCACTATAGGCTTTCAGCACTTTATCCCTCTGTTCGGATTCTCCGTCCTTACCGAGGATATGGTTGAACATATACTTTGTGTTCACATAGGTGGTTGCAAAGGAATAATAGCAGGAAAGCATCATCTGAAGAATCGTGCTGCATCCAAATACGGAATACGGAGTATCTTCGAGAATGAACGCCTGAATTTGATCGTTCTCTTTTCTGCTGAAATAATCGGTAGTGAACTTTTCCACGCAATCCTCACGGATTGCTTTCATCCAGTCCTGCGCCGCATTCTGAAATTCCAAGGAAACCATCACAGCGCACACAGGCGGGAAAGTCTCAAGCAACTTCTGGTGGAACTCAAGTACAGCATGGGTCACGGTATCCACATTTACAGGCTCGTCCAGCCCCTGACATTTCAGGATTACATCCTTGACTTCAGTAGGGGCAAGCCGGCAATATTCGCAGATAAGACCACCAATCGGATATTCTTGGATATGGTCAGCCTCCATGAGAGTATAGGATTTGCCATCAAATGTTACGGAAAGACCAAAATCAATATTCATAATTGCACCTCTTGTTATCAATAGTTATTTGCCATTTCGCTTGTGGAGGTGTAAACAATAGATGTTTAGCCTCAACTATTGATAACATTATATCTTGTAATCTGTAACTATGCAACAAGTACTATGAACTTTTATTGATTGATAACAGGTCACTGATACATCAGCCCAGGCATTTTCACGCTGTGCCGACCGTCATCAGGCATCTTAAGGTCACCCAGAAGGATGCCGTAGGTTATGGCGTGCTTTCCGAAACGGGAGCGGAGTTCTTCCACCATATCCTCCAACTTCTCACGGCGGGCAATTTTTGCAGCGTCCACGAACAAGGAAAGCTGATCCGGTTCGTTCTGGGGAACGAGGTCAATGGCACGGACAGTTACCGCCCGGACCTTGCTGCCCCAACGGTATCGTTCCTGGAACAGCCGAAATGCGGCTGCGCCAATCTCCGAGGGGAGTTGGGTTTTGAACGGTAGTTTGCACTGGAATTGTGAGCCGAGAAGGTCATTGCCACGGACTGCGATCTGAACGCCACGGGCTGAAAGTTCATGAAGTCTAAGCCGATGACCGACATCCTGGCACAGAGCCAGGATGACCTTCCACACCTCTTCGTCGTTTTCCAGATCGGCAACGCAGGTGATACCATGACCTACGGATTTGACCGGGGAAACGAAATCACGGTGCATGACCCTTGACTGGTCAGTGCCGTTTGCATAGCGCCAGAGAGCCACACCGTTGACTCCCAACAGTGTGCGGAGAAACTCTGGGTCGGTGTGTGCCACATCACCAATGGTATGGATGCCATACTTCGCCAGTTTGGCTGTAGTCGCTCGGCCGCAGTATATCATTTCACTGCAATGCAGAGGCCACACCTTTTCCTGGAAGGTATCCATGCGGATCTCTGTAATCGCATCCGGCTTTTTCATATCACTGCCCAGCTTGGCGAAGATTTTATTATAGGAAACGCCAATGCTGACGGTGAGTCCCAATTCCTCGCGGACTGACTGCCGGATTTGCTCGGCAATGGTCATCCCATCACCCAAAACTCTACGGCTGCCGGTCACATCAAGCCAACATTCATCCATGCCGAAAGGTTCAATGAGGTCGGTGTATCTTTGATAGATTGCTTGGGTCAGCTTGGAGTATTTCAGGTACTGGTCGTACTGGGGCGGTACAACGATTAAGTCTTTACATAGCTGCCGAGCCTCCCAATTCACCATGCCGGTCTTTACTCCGGCTTTCTTCGCCAGGTCTGATTTTGCCAGAACAATGCCGTGGCGGTCTTCGGTACTGCCACATACGGCTACAGCCTTTCCACGCAGGCTGGGGTCAAGCATCATCTCTACAGAGGCATAGAAACTGTTCAGATCACTGTGCAATATGGTTCTCTCCATCAAAAATCACCTCATTTTCACAAAAAACTTCATAAAACCTATTGACAAGATGAAGTTGTGGCGTGTATAATGAAGCCATAACTTCATAAACTTCATAACACATAATACACGTCGGAGTGAAGTTTGTCAATATCTTCTATGAAGTTGATGAAGTTACGAGTTGTAAATTTTTGTGGAGGAGATCAATATGACTTTTTCCGATAAGATTAAACGGTCCCGTGAAGTGGCACAGCTGACCCAGGTTGAACTTGCTGAACTGGTCGGTGTTTCCCAGAGAACCATCGCATCCTACGAGTCCGGCGGTGCCAAGGCTCGGCGCTCTACCATTGAGAAACTGGCTCGTGCGCTCAAGGTTTCTGTGAAGTTCCTTTCCGATGATTCCTGCACTGATCCTCTGGACGAAATCGAGAAGGACGACTACATCGAGCAGGCTCGTGAAATGTATGGAGCAAAGGGTGTCCGTGATATGGAGGAACTGCTGCGAGATAATGCCGCTCTGTTTGCGGGCGGTGAACTGTCCCAGGAACAGAAGGATGCCTTCTTTGAGGCGGTTATGAAAGCCTACATCACCTGTAAGGAAGAATCGAAGAAGAAGTTCGGTCGCAAGAATAAGTCCGTTTAATAGGACACATATTCTGCTAAAATTTAAAATGGATTTCATATCCCTGCAAAGGAGGGGTGAAAATTGACCTACGCAGAAATATGCGATGCGGTCGCAATGGTCAAGCGTAAATACGACGAAAGCGACCCTTTTCGCTTGTGCCGTGCAATGGGCATCAAGGTGATATTCCAGCCGATGGGCAAAGACCCCGATGCAGTGAAGGGCTTTTTCCTGGAAAGCAAGCGTATCCGCACTATAACAATTAACAGCGATTTGCCAGAGATCATACAGAGGATAATCGCGGCACACGAAGTCTGCCACGCTATGTTCCATCGCAAAAGCGGTGTCCACGCTTTCCACGAGGTCGCATTGTTCGACCAAAATTCCGTTATGGAGAAGGAAGCAAATCTGTTCGCCGCAGAGTTCCTACTGTCTGATGAGGATGTATTTGATGTGCTGAATCGGGATACCACTTTTTTCTCCGCAGCATCAGCGCTGTATGTTCCGGCTGAGCTGCTGGACTTTAAGTTCCGTCTGATGAAGTGGAAAGGCTATAAGTTGATTGAGCCGCCCATCAGCGCTCGGAGTAATTTCCTGCGGGACATCGACATCCCGGAGGATACGGATTATTCATAACGAGAGGTACGATATGAACACAGCACCAAAACCCATAAAGGTGTATGTGACCGTCAATGCCGACTTTGCCGAGGACGGCACAATGCTCCCCAAGGTTATCACCTGGGAGGACGGAGAAAAGTACACCATTGATAAAATAACAGATATACGGCAGGCGGCGGCCATGAAGGCCGGAGGCCAGGGCGACCGCTATACCGTGATTATCAAAGGACAGCAAAGCTACCTCTTTTTTGAGCGAAGCACGAATCTGACTGGCAACAATATCGGCCGCTGGTTCGTAGAACGCCGAGTAGCATAAAAACATAAGGCAACCGGAATGCCTCATTAGGGGGTTAATATCCGGTTGCCTTTTTGCTTGCAAACTAAGGAAAAACCAAAATAATATGTCAATTTCATTCACGATTAGGAGCAAACTCTTGTATTTGTGAAGATTTGGTGCTATACTATATGCAAATCCCTAATAGAAGGAGCGAATTTGCATGGGTGTTTCATATAAAAAACTGTTTAAGCTGATGATTGACCGAGATATGAAGAAGAAAGATCTTCAACAAATTACAGGGCTGAGCCCTGCATCCGTGACAAAACTTGCCAAAGATGAGTATGTCAGCATGGAAGTCATTGTAAAGGTTTGTGCTGCCCTGAAAGTCGAAATCGGAGATATTATGGAAGTTATCTACGAATAAGTCCGTTTTTTAGGACACAATAGTTTTTATAATAGATTTACGCTGGGGTACATACACCCCTGAAACGGAGGAAAACAGCATGGCTGATAAAAAGGTAATCGACGCAATGTGGGACGATTCGCCAATCGACGTCTCCGCAGAAGTGAATTTTATATGGTCCATCGCAAATAAGCTGCGTGGCACCTATCAGAGTGACAAATACAAGGATGTTATTATTCCTATGGTCATCATCCGCCGCTTTGAGTGCGCCCTGGCACCCACCAAGGCAAAGGTAGTGGAGATGTTCAAGGCCAACCCGAACTATCCGGCAAAGGCGATGTACCGTCTGTCCGGTTTTCAGTTCTACAACACCAGCGAATTCGACCTGGCGGAACTGGTCAACGACTCCGACCACCTGGCGGCTAACTTCAAGGCATATATCCAGGGTTTCTCTGCAAATATCCAGGACATCATCCGCAGTCTGGACTTTGACAAGCAGATCGACAAGATGGACAAAAATAACCGTCTGCTGTCTGTGGTGAAGGCATTCTCTGAACTGGATCTCAATCCTATCACCATCGACAATGTCCGCATGGGCTACATTTTCGAGGAACTCATCCGTAAGTTCTCTGAAAATGCTGAGGCAGGTGACCACTACACCGGCAGAGATATCATCAAGCTGATGGTAAATATTCTGTTGGCTGAAGGCTGCGATGACATCTTTGACGACGGCAAGGTTATCACCGTATTGGATCAGGCTTGCGGTACTGGCGGTATGCTTTCCACCAGCTACAATTTTATCAAGCGTTATAACCCAACCGCTGATGTGCGTCTGTTCGGACAGGAGATCAACCCGGAGTCTTATGCCATCTGCCTTGCTGAGATGATGATTAAGGGGCAGAACGCAGAAAACATCTGCTACCAGGACACCATGAAGGCAGACCGTTTCAAAGGCACCAAGATGCGCTTTGTGATCGAGAACCCGCCCTTTGGTACTCCTTGGGGCGGCAAAGATGCTGCAGAAGGTGTGGAGCAGGCTGTTCAGACTGAATACGCCAAAGGATTCGATGGTCGCTGGGGTGCTGGTCTGCCCGGCTCCGGTGATATGCAGATGTTGTTCCTGCAGTCTGCTATCGACAAGATGGATGACAATGTAGGTCGTGCCGCCATCATCGAAAACGGTAGTCCTCTGTTTACAGGCGGTACTGCTTCTGGTGAAAGTCAGATCCGCCGTTGGCTGCTCGAAAACGACTATATCGAAGCCATCATTGCACTGCCTGTTGACCTTTTCTATAACACGGGCATCGCTACATATATTTGGGTTCTTTCCAAAAACAAACGTCATGAACGCAAAGGCAAGATTCAGCTGATTGATGCTTCCGGTTTCTTCAAGAAACTGCGTAAGGCTCTGGGCGATAAGAAAAACGAGATTTCTCCCGAAGATCGTACTGCCATCACCAAGTTGTATGCCGATTTTGTAGAGAACGAATATTGTAAAATTTACGACAATGAGGAGTTCATTTACCGCGAGTATGTGGTGATGCAGCCCCTTCAGCGTAGCTATGCCATCACCGCCGAGCGCATTGAAGCCATGCTGGCCAAGGGTTCTTTGTCCTCTCTGTATGACCAGGCAAAAGTTGACGAACTGGAAAGCTTGGAAGAACCGACCGGCAAGGATATCAAAAAACTGGAAGCCTATCAGAACAACCTTCCTGTTTATGAAGCGATCATTACGGCATTGAACGCTGCGGTCTCCGATGAGGTCCATTATTCTCCTGCGGCATTCATGCCGGTTCTAACCAAGGCACTGGCTACGGCAACCGCTGACAAGAAGCTATTGGAGAAAATTGCGGACGGACTTTCTGTTATG